CTCGTAAAGCTTTTTCTATATTATTATGTTTAACTTTTACTTCTATCAATTATAACCTCTATTTACCTTTCATCCTAGTATATAAATCACCAAGTTGTTTTTTTGATTCTTTAAATGGATCAAATACTGTATGTTCTACTGATTCTGAAATTCTTTTATATTGCTTACCGTTTATCGTGATTGATTCTTCTTTTCCACCTGCCCAATTTGTTTTATCGGCATCTTTACCACCATTTGGTATAATTATAGCATGACCACTTTCTTCCCATTTATCTGCGGTTGGAACATCTGGATCTCCCGGAAATGAAGTAAGAACAGAATGTGATTTTTTACCATCTAAATCTTTTTTAACATCAGAATTATTTTTTACATCATCATCCATAAAATCTGGATTAGATGGTCTGACTACTACACTTAATTGATCTGTTTTAAACTTTTCTTTATCATCATCTATTATATAAGCTGGAACTTCTTTCATAATAGGTTCTTTCTTATCCCTATCATATCCAACTTGTTTTTTAACCATAATTTTTTTAGCATTTGGATGGTCTTTTTTGATATCAGATGCCTTTTGAACTAAATTATATCCAGCATTTGGAACTGTTGTAGTATGTACTCCACCACCTTTTTCATAAAATTCTTCAGGTATTTCACTTATGGCTTTTTGAACATCATCCATACTTATATCATCACTAAAAACAGAACCTTCACCTGGTTTATTATGTCTTTCTATATGATCTACCGTACCTTTTGCAAGTAATACATTGTTACCACCTGCTGATGGTATGGACTTCATATCTTTTGTTATTTCTTTGGCTGCACCACCTTTTGGTTCAGTTGGTTCATCTTGTCCTGGCTGCATACCTTGTTGTCCTTGTGCCGCGACTGCATCAGGATCGTCCATCCAAGAAGTATCAACATCTTTATATCTATCACTTCTTTTTGCTTTTGGTTTTGGTTTACCTTCGTCATCATCCCAAGAATCATCTGGGTCTCCACCGGTTGTATCAGGTACGTCATCAAGTGCTGTATCTAAGTTATCAATATCATCGGGGTCATCTTCAAAATCTCTTTCGAAATCTCCACCACCTAATTTACCTGCTGGTTCTTCTTTTTCACCACCATCTTCTGACCCTTCGATGTCTTCATAATCACCAGATTTTTTAGCCTTTTCATAGTTGTCTTTATCTTTAAATGTAACTGTTTTACCTCCACCTTTAGGTTGTAATTTCATTTCGGCTTCAGGCATATAATCTTCTAAAGTAGGTAAAGGATCACCCCATTTACGGTCTGACCATTTAGCTTCTTTTATGATATCTTTTAGTTTAATCATTTTTAGATTCAGCAACAATTTTAGCAATTTTAGCTTGTAAACCTTGTGCTTTACCTCTAAGACTTTCAGATGCTCTATACCCACCTGGTTCATTCGCCATTTGTTTAATTTTAAGTCTTAATTTACTTAACTGTGACCTCAAACTGTTAAGTCTTGGATCAGCTGCAGCTTCATCAACTTTATCATCATCATCTTTTCCTTTTTTCTTATCTAACATTTTTTGAAATGCAGCTTTCTGTGCAGATGATTGTGCTTCTTCAACTTTATCCTCTTTTTTCAACGTAGATTTTACATAATCTGCTAAAGTGGGTAAAGGATCACCAAACTCCCTTACATCCCATGTTCCAGGTCTAGGTTCTTTAGATTCTTTTTTTGTAGCTTTTGCAATAGCTTTTCTACGATTTCTCAAATATTCATCACTATCATCAGAATCACCATCATTATCTATATCATCATCTTCCTGTCCTACTGGATCCAATTCTTCCTCATCTGCTTCATCCAAATCATAATATCTATTAATAATATGCCCCATATCTTCATATAATGCACTCATTCTTTCTTGAAGTGATTTTGCTTCAGTGGAAATTTTACTAAATTGTCCTGAAAGAGCACCTAATTCTTTCATATTGCGATTTACAGTGATTTTATCAAACCATTCTTCGGTTTCACTTAAAGCATGTTGTCTAGATGTTTTTGCCAAATAAGAAAGAGTTTCAGCAACACTTTTTAGATCATGTTTACCATAAATTGCTTCACCCAATTTTGGAAATGCTTTCAATGCGTTATTAAATTTACCTGCATTTACTGGAGAGGTAGTTTCCTCTTCTTCAACAAGACTTTTTAATTTAATAGTAGGAGTCTTATCTTCACTTTTAGGTTTAATTTTCGTTCTAAATATATCCATATCCATCATTGCTGGTTGTGATACAAATCCTCCAGCTAAAATATGTTCTTTGATTAAATTTTTCAGTTTTATTTTTTTAGCCATTTTAATTCTCCAAGATTATCTTAATTTTCCGGTAGGTGAATATCGTCTAAATCCACTTCTTACTTTACCCCACAATTGTTGTATAAAATTCATTTCTCCATGATGTGTTCTTCTAACATCACCCTGTTGAATTCCTCTTTGTAAATCCATTGCATCATATTTATTACTTTTTACTCCATCCATCATTATTTTAATAACTAGTTGTGATGTTTTACCTAAAAGTTTTGACATTTTAACAAGGTCTATATCAACTTGTTTAGATGCTTCAGGAGAACTAAATGCAGGAAGTTCATTCAATTCTCTTTCCATTAATTCTTTATACGGTGATATCATTTAACTCTTTCCTTTTTAATTTTTACATGTTTCCAAGCTTCTGAACCAATATTATCTTCCATATACCGTTCCGCTGTCTTCTTTGAATTAAACACTGCTCTCATTCCACCATAAATATGTTTAGGTAGAGTTAAAACAAATTTATAATCCGAATCTTCTAAAACATCATTCTTTTCAAGAATAAAGTCATTCCATTTACGCCAACTAAAAGTTTTATGCGTTTTCATTATGCACCTCGTAAAATATCATTAATAATAGATTCCGCTTTACAATAATCACCACAAGTTCTACCCACAGGTACATCTTTATTTACTGATTCTTGCATTGGATACATAAAAGCTCCCTGTGTAGATGGGTTAGAAACAAAGTCAAATGCTATAAGTTCAAAATCAGGTTGTACTTCTTGTGTATCATCATCACCAGATTCATCTACAGTTTCTACTGAACCCATTCCACGAGATGAAATACCCAACTTAATACCTGCTTTAAATAATTCTGTTAAAATGTTACCTGCTGGAGTTCCTAATACCTCTACTGTACCAACCAAATCATGATTATTCCAATGCATTTCTTTAATATTGTGAGAAACATTTTGTAAATTTACTACAGAACTTTCTGGATGATCCAATTCACCTAAAGCTCGTTGTTCTTTAATAAAAGATTCCGTATATTTTTTAGCTTCTCTCATCAATACTTCTTTGGGGTAAACTCTACCATTTTGATTTTTAGCCTCGGCCCTCTGCAATACACCTCGAACAACTAATCTACCTTGATTTTCTTTCATGGATTCATTTATTTGTTCTTTTGATATTTCAAAAGGTAAGTAATCTACTAACAATTCTCGATTCATAATTACTGAACTCCTCTAAGTATTTTCAACGCTTCTCTCATATAAACTGTTACATTCTTTTTATAAGATTTTTCTAAAGCTTTAGATGCATCTTTTGTATGTGGATATTCTTTTAAATATTTTTGTATTCTACCTAGACTATCCCGCATTTCTCCTTCTGAACGAATAAGAGCTATTTTAGCCCTTTTTAACTTTCGCCCATCAACTACTTCCTGCTCATAAAGTAAATTTTTTAATTTCAACATTAATATAATTGCCCAACTCGTTTCGCTAACTTAATTAATCGTTCACTAACTCTTCTCATCGCCTTATGAGTATTTTTCCAATATGACCTTGAATCAACTCCCATCTCATTCTTCAACCTCACATTCATTTTAGTCAATTTATCAATTTCTACGAGGTGGTCTCGAATCTCTCTCATTGAATGACCAATTTTTTGTTTTGCAGATAAAGATTCATCATTTCTATAATCGTGATATTTACCTTCAACAATTTTATATCCAGTTGAATTAGTAGCTACCTCTTTCTCTTTCTTCTTACTAGCTTTCCCCTTTCCAGTAAATGCAAACGGAGTCTGATATCCAGGTACATTTCCACTAAAAGTGGTTTCTGCTAACTTTTCATCATCTAACAATTCTATTATTGTTCTACGAATGAAGTTTTTTAGATTTTCTTGAGACATCTTCTAATTCCTTAACAAGTTCATAATACCGCATTAGAGTAATTACTTTATTTTCAGTCCCTTTACTATTTTCCGAAAGTGTATCAGCCTGTGCAATTACTTCTTTTAATTTTATACTAGTAATATCATCAGTTACACTAGGTACCAATTTTTTCAAAGCACTCTTAATATTAACTACTTCCCCTACTATAAATTCTGATAAAGAATTTGTATTTGATACATTATTAATATATTTTCTCAAAACTTCTTTTTGAGCATGACTTAATGTACTATATTTTTTATTAAATTTTTCAACCATTAAAGTATAAGCTAATAATTTAACATCTTTAGATTCATCAATATATTCTTGAGCTAATTCACTTTTTGGTTTCTGTTTAGAAATTACAGTAATTATCGATTCAACTATAAAATCTCTAGAATCTACAATTTCTTTTGGATTTATTTCTTCACCTGTAGTTTCATATAAAAAGAGTTTATAAATAGATGCTAATTGTCTATAATTTGGCATTCTAGTAGAAAATAGCGCACCTACGTCATAAGTTTCTTTAATATCTTTAATAAGATTAAACTTTTCTGATCTAAGTGTTTTATTTGAAAGTCGCTGTCTACTTTTAATTACTGCATCCACCAATCGATCTGCCTTTTCACGACGCTTATATGTTTCTGTCGTAAGTATATTATATAATTCTAACTCTTTTCCTAAAGTTGAATTTTTATGAAAATGCTTTTTAATCAAAGCAACTGCCTTTGATTCTACATTTTCCATTATATCAGCAGTCACCTGACGGGTCAATACTTCAAATAGCACACCAGTATTTTTAATCTTAATGTGTCTTAATCTTTTAGACATAAATCACTCCAATACAGTTATTCATAAATAAATATAAAACTTCTTAAATAATGAGTAACTTTACTTGTTATTAACGTCATCTTTATACTCCTCGTGTAGTTCTTCAGCTTCATTTATTAATTTTATATCAGACTTACGAAGTGAAGTATTCTTAAGCTTGTCCAAATGAGCTAAAGCCATAATTTTACCGTATTTTGGATTACTAGATGCTTGTTTTTTCATATCATGAGCTCCTAATGGATCTCTTCCTCTAATATGACTGTCTTTTTTATAATGTGATGGTTCTTTTGGTCTACCGGCTCCTGGATGCCCACCTTCTGGACTTCCACCTTCTGGACCTAACTCATCTTCTAATTCATGTCCAGTTCTTCCCATCGCCATATCTGATGGTGTTCCTTGTGATTCACCAGATTTTGCTGGATCGTTTCCTTCAGATTCTATCTGAGCTCTTCTAAATTTTTGTTTATAATCATATACAATACTATCATCTTCTGATTTAATTTCATCATCTGTAAATTTAAATATATTTTTATAAATCCACTCTGAAGAAACTAATCCATCTTGTAACATAGATGATGCAAGTGCAGTTTTTTCATTCCAAAGTGAAATTTTTTCTTGTTCATATATTGTAGACGGACTCATTAACTCTAAATCAAAATTAACTAATTCTTCATCTGTAAATCCTTGTGCATATAAATGTACAATACCAATCTTCATTAATTCACTAACAACAATTCTCTGTATTCTTTCAATAGTTCTAGCAAACCTAACATCTTCTGCTGCTAATGTAGCCTTACTACCAACTGCTTCGTCATATCCAAGAAATGCTTTGGGTATCTTTAATGAAGCCAATAATTTATTTCTTAAATACTCAATATCTTCTACTGCTTCATATGTTAATCCTGGTAAAGATTCAATACCAGTTCCACTATCTCCACCACGAACTGGCATAAAGAAATCTTCAGTTATGTTTTGCATATTATATCTAAGATTATATTCTCCAGTATCTTTATCTACAACAGGTGCTTTTTTCATCTTATCAATAATTTGATTCATATAATTATCAACTTCTGCTGGCGGTATATTTCCAATATCAACTTTAAATATTCTTTTTTCAGGTGCTCTCATAATTCTATGAATTAACATCGCGTCTTCCATAAGAGATAATTGTTTCCAAGTCTTTCTACCACCTTCAACCATTGATTTACCATAAGGTAAAAAGTTTGAATCTGAAAGTAATCTGAAATGTGCTATTTCATAATTTTCAAATTCTGACATCCTATTGCTAATAGAATGTTGTGCAGACCCTCCAGAAGTTCCTGATTCTAATTTAAATTTTACATATTCTGGATTATCTGGATCTTCATTTTCTAATCTAGTTACATCATAAACGGATAACGGTTCCACGTTTTTAATACCAAAACGTTCATCAACATCTAACCTCAAATAGAAATCTCCATACTTACACATATTGCGAACCCACGGCCATAAATTAAATTCTATATTTAATACATCATAATATAAATTATGTAAAATTTTAAAAATATTATCATTAGGAGTATTGATTTCAAGAACGTTTCCATACTCACTTTTCATCGTAGATTCATCTGCATATATATCTAATGCAGAAGAAAGTATAGCATCCCCATCCATTGCCTCATAATCTCTAAATAACCCAAGTCGTAACGACTTAACTAACTGACTATCTGAGTAACCAGACAATCCTGCACCACCAGTTGAATATATCTTCTTATATCTATCAATCAACCCTCTAGATGGCATATATTGAGATTTACTAGTATCAACTACTTTTAATCGTTTTCCTCCCACATTTCTAACAATTACATTTGTTGAAAATAATCTCTTTAATCTAGTTCTTAAGCTTTTATCAGCCATTTTTTCCTCTTATTATTTTATTAACCAAGTTAAATCTTCTTTTTTCTTATCAATTTCCCATTTCCAACTATCATTTTCATCAGTTTGAGTATATATAGGTTTATTCATACTTATACTAGAAATAGCTTTCTTCTGTAATTCTACTCCTTCTGCTCTTAAACGTAAAGCGGTATCTCGTATCCATAAAGCAATACCAAAGGAAATAACCAAATCATCATTATATCCAGTCATTGCCTCTGCTCTATTATTGTTATATATAAATACGAACAACTCATCTATTAGGCGCGAAGAATAAACCTCAACTGATTTCTCTCTAAAAAATTCTTCTAATTTAGCAATAACTAATGGTCTTGTCTTCATAGACATTGTAAAACCAGGCACCATTTGTTTTTCTTGTCCATAAATTTTATTTGTCATTTGTTTTTGTGTATCTACCACTTGTAAATCTTTACTCATATAAAATAGGTTTTCATATTCCCTATCAATCACTTGTTGAATAGCTGCCCAACCAATTGATGCATTTTCAATAACAAGTAATGCATTATTATATTCCTGTGATATATTTACAAGTAAATTACCAAAATCTTTAGTTCCAACCTTTCCTTTATATTCTGCTACTTGTTTACACTCTTCTACTTCCATAACATGAAATGCTGAATAATCTGTTCCATCTCCTCTACTTACATCTGCACTCACTACATAATCTTTTGTATAATTTGGTGGTTCCCATACCCAAATATTACTATCTACTCCTCGCCTTTCAATTGGATCTCTAACATGATTAACTTTATATTCTTCTAAAATAACACCATCAATTACCATCTGACCAGAAGTTACAAAATCACAATCACATTCTTGTGCCGCCATAGAAGGACCTAATAACTTATCTTGATGATCTCTCCATTCTTGATTTCTATCTGGATGTACTGACCAATGTAATTTTAAAATATTCCATTCATTTAAACCATCTTCAGCATCTATCCAAGTTTTATGAAACCAATTACCAACACCATTTGGTGTAGAAAGTGCAATACACCTACCACCTAATGCCAAAGTTTGTGATGCTGCTGTCCATATTGAATCTATTCTAGGAATAAATGCAGCTTCATCTAAAATTAATAATGATAATGCTTCTGATCTGCCAGCCTCTTCAGAACTTGCTACTGCTTTTATTTGAGACCCGTTCTTATATCTTAATGACAATTTATTATCTTCAACACATTTTTGTTTCAACCAAGTTGGTAAACTAGCATGCATTACTCTAACTTTAGTAACCAAATTTTTAGCTACATCTTGTTTAGTTGCAATAACCAATATATTCTTATCATCATAAAATGTCATCATCCATAATGCATATCCTGCAGTAAGTGTTGATATACCCAATTGACGAGCTTTTAAAAGAACATTATAATCTTTATTGACAAATTCTTTTAAAGTTTTCTCTTGATAATCGTATAACTCAAATTTTATTTTACCTTTTTGTGGATGTTGTATATAACAATATCTTTTTAAAAAATGTACAGGATCTTTTGCACACTTTTTAAATTCTCTACGAATAGCTTCTTTTATTTGTTTTTTATCTGTAGGCATTATTATAATAAAATATTAGTTATACGATTAAAAGTATACGTTATCGCCGCAGATATAATTGCGCCGGATGTAAAATATAACCATTTATTTTCGTACCAAGATGATTTAACTAACTTTGTTTTTTTTTCAAATAATTTAACATCATTTTCTAAAACATCAATTTTTTCTTCTAATCTTACTGTGAGAGTACTGTCCGAAAATATAACTTCCTTATGTATATATATCAACTTATTTTGTAGATTTACAATATTTTTTAAAGAATCGACTTCAACCTGTAAATTCTGAACATTTATTGCAATTTTTTTTGATTCTTCCTCAGTAAGCGTAACTTGGGCAGAACAAAATGCAGTTATTAATATTATTAATATCCATTTCATTATAATTCGAATGATCCAATTATCTCAAGAGTGTTACGACTGTAGAACCACCAGTTACTACTTTACTCAACGCAATTGGATATATTTCATTAGCCGTCACGGGATTAGTGGCTCCAACTATTGTTCCACTTCCATTAACTGGAGTTAAAGTATAGTTAGTTCCTGTATGCACCATAAATGCTATACTAAAATTTGACCCCGTTGCCGAAAATGTTGTACTTGCCGCAACGACATTTACAACTTCTCCATATGCATTTTGAGTAGTATCAATTGCTTTAGTTCTACCTACAAATGATCCGTGTACTGCTGTTGCCATTATTTACTCCTATTTTTTTGCAAATTTTCTTAAAAAATCTTCAGCGTCTTTTGAATCTTTAATTTCCTTACGCTTCTTACTACCTTTTTTAACACTTTTTATTTCTTTTTCTATATTTGCAGCCTTAGTTTTCAAATTTTTAGATTCTTTTTTTGCTGTTTTAACCTTTTTACCGATAGATTTAATCTTTTTAGCAGAATCTTTTAATTTTTTATCAATTTTTTTTACTTTTGCCCGTTTTATGGATGATGCTTTGCCCGATATTCCTAAAAATGCTAAAATTATAGCTATTATCTTTCCCAAAACTATAACTCCCGTTTTATTTTAGTAATATATTTAGCTAATTCCTTCCTATCCAACCCTAAACCATCAATTATTTTAGCTAATGCTGCAATCTGTTTCCGACGATTTAATTTAGCGCCTTTTATAGCACTAACTGCCTTATCTAAAAATCTTTGTGCTTGAGCTGGTAATTTTACATCAAGTTTATCTAATCCACCATCTGACTGTTTTTCTGCCATAATGGATTTAATTTCTTCTCGTACCAAACTTCTAAGTTTATTTATGTCCGACATGAACTTCTCCTATTGTATATAATCCTACACTTATAAATATATAAATATATTAAATTGATTCTTCCAATTTTTTTAAATATTCTTCAGCTTCTTCAATTTCTTTGTTAATATTGTCTTTATTTACTGCCCACTGTTCTTCATCGAGTGAATACCCATCTGGCTTAACCTGATTAAGAAAAGAAACTGTATCTGGAGAATTTTTCCATTCTTCAATAGACTGTTTCATTTCTTTAAGATAAGATTTTTTATTTTGTCTAACAGTTTCCTCGATATGATCATTTAATTTTCCCTGTACGGCCAATTTATTCTCAAATTCTACCTGACAATCCAAACAATGATTATATCTACGATAATACTGACTATCAATTCTTTTTTTCATTATCTTATCACATTTAGGACAAAACCAAGGCGTTCTAGCTTCCTTAAAAACCTCGGATCTTTCATCCGTTATTTTTTTCTCTATAGCTTCTTTTTCTTCAAATTCCTTTTTAAACTCTTTATCAACACCTGAAACAAATATTCGTTTTTCAGGATCTCCTCCCTTAATAATGCTTTGTAATGCGTCGTTTTGTCTTTTATTTTCTTTACTATATCCTGACATAATAACCCCTAAAAGTTTAATAACCCTAAAATTTGATTTACGGGAGCGAAAGCGCCAGTAAATTTGTAAACTTTACCTTTATACTTAAATACAATTCCTTCTGATGGAACTATTGAATCTAATCCACCAATAGAATTTAATTTACTTATTTGTTGTTTTAATGTTTCCAATTTCTTAATATCTTTGGCTGTTTTTACTTTAGATATTGCTCCAATTACATTTTTTCTTATTTTTTGTACTGCATCATCTGGAGATGCGGCCAAGTATCCACTAATATTTTTTAAAATTTCAGTTCCTACTGCAAAAAATAAAACTTCAAAAGGTCTCATATTTTGTTTTACCATTTTTTGATGATCTACCTTATCTGTAGTTAATATCCAATCCAAAAATTCTGGAAATTTCTTAAAATCTTTTCTAATTTGTGGTATTTTATAT